GCTGTCAGGAAATCACTCACACGGAGGGTTTTGAGTTATCACGAGCAGCTGACGCAGCACCCCGACGCCAGCCTCCTACGCGACTACGTGACTCAGGACCGCGGCCTGACTCCGGAAACCGCCCAGCGGTTTCTGCTGGGGGCCGTCGTCGACCCCGACGCATCGGATGAGAAGGCCAGGGGAATGCTCGCCATTCCCTACCTGACTCCGAGCGGCCCGGTGGCGCTCAGGTTCCGCCGGCCGCCGGATCGTGACACCGGCCCCAAATACTGGCAGCCCGAGGGCAGCGAGCTGACCATCTTCAACGTCCAGGCTCTGTTCCAGTCGGAGGACTGGGTCGTCATCACGGAGGGGGAGATCGACTGCATGACCATCGCACAGTGCGGCATCCCCGCCGTGGGCATCCCGGGTTCCAGCGCTTGGCGTGACTACTACCAGCCCCTCTTCGAGGGCTACGACCGAGTCATCATCTGCACGGACAACGATGACAAGGAAATGAAGAACGGCGAGCACGCCGGCAGGAAGTTCGCCGCCGGCATCGCCAAGCAGGTCCCCGGCCCCGAGGTGATCCTCATGCCCGAGGGGCATGACGTGAACAGCTACTTCAAGGAGGTCGGCGTGGCCGGCCTGAGGGAGTATCTCGGAGTGGACAAGAAGAAGGCAAGCAATGACTGAGCCCCAGATGGAGCGCGTAGAGGTCGTCTTCCGGGCAATGATCTTTACGACGAATGTCAAGTTTCGATTTCGGGTCGAGCTGTACGTGAACCAGATCCCGACGGGCATCCAGGCCTTCGGTTGGGGAAAGAAGATGGCGAACCGGATCGCGCAGAACTTCGTGGACAACGGGAACGTCCTGCTCAACCAGTACGGCAAGGCCCAGTGGGTGCTCAACGAACTGCGCGCGGTGGCGCGCGAAGAACGGATGGCAAGAGTGCAGGTAGGCGACAAGGTCAAGCTGCTCGTGGACATCGGCTCCATCAAGAAGGGCCGGGTCTGCAACATCGTGGAGGTGGCTGAGCCCTCCTTCTACGTCTCCCGCGGGGCAAACGCCTGGGACGACGATCTCTACCCGATCAAGGTGGTCCCGGTCTACGTGGCCACGGACACGGTCCCGCTGGGGCCGAAGGACGCGATCCCGCTGAAGCGCGGTGAGTTCGGGCCCCTCGACGAAGAGGTTGGCGATTGAGGCGTAAGCAGTACCACAGCCAGGCAATCGGCTGGAACATGCGGGAGTGCATCATCGCCGCCGTTGACTCGCTCGTCACGGACATGGCAAAGGACGCCGTCATGGTGACCGAGGGGACGATCACCGTCCAGTTCTCGGACGGGCAGGCGACCGCATGGTTCGACGAGGACGAGCAGTGAGTGCCCATCCCGACGACATCCTCGTCGTGATGTGGACGGAGGAGGCCAGACTCCATCCCCAATTCCTGAACCGGCAGGTCATCCCGGTATCCCGGCCGGAGAAGCTGCGAGGCCTGAAGTTCCGGCGGGCCTACATCACCGATCAGGCGAACATCGCCGTCAATGCCCGCTTCTGGGGCATCTTCTACGGCGAAGTCCACTTTCAGGAGGCAGAAATCCTTTCCATCGACGAGTACAGGGACGGCGAGTGAAGCCCTTCCGCACGGACGCATACATCGCAACCAGGGACCTGAACCTTGGCCTGAAGGTCGCCACCCGGAGGGTCGTGGACCGGGTTCGACAGGCCGGCTACAACCCCCGCAAGGGCAGGGTCACGGTCTATTTCGAGGACGCCGGAGTCGGCGCCACATGGATTGAAAACGAGGACTGATGTTCAACGAAAAGGAATTGGAGCAGCGCATGCGCCGGCGGGAGCTGGACATGCTCCGCAGCGGAGGCAGGTCCGCCGACCGTGGCTGGGATGCCTACGCCTTTAGGCAGGGGCCGAAGGCCGAGCTGCTGGCCCGCATGAACGCTTTCGTCCGGGGCATCGACCCGGGGGAGCCCGTCAACTGGAGGGGACTGTGAGCGAGGCATTCATCCAGCTCACAGATCCCAACGGCCGGCCGATGCACCTCAAGGCCTCTTCCATAGAGGCCCTGTGTCATGAGCCCGAGGGACCCATCATCCGGGTCTTCGTCCACGGGACCGGCTTCTACCGGACGAAGCTCAGCCAGCAGGAAATCCTGACCAGGCTCCGCGACATCGAGATCATGCGCGACATGGAGGAGAAGGCGTGAATCACTTCGTGAAGCTCCGGATGACGGAGGGCGGAATCCTCACCATCCGCCCCGAGCACATCAGCGGAGTCATCGACACCGGCGAGGACTGGGTCCTCGTCCTAATCCAGGGCCGCGGAGCCTACGAGATCGAGCGCGACCAGATCTCCTTCGACTGCATCACCAACCACACCCAGCACGCTGGAGTAAGGGTACTGAATTGATTGTGATTGGCCTGACCGGACTGATGCGCGCCGGCAAGGATAGTGTTGCGGACATCCTGGTCCGCGACCACGGGTTCGTGAAGATGAGCTTCGCGGCCCCACTGAAGAGGATGGTAAGGAACCTTGATCCGATCGTCGGAGTGGACTACCACCCGGCGTGCTGCGACGAATGCGAGACAGAGTTCAGCATCGTCCACCTCTCGGATCTCTACGCCAGGGGAATGACCGACGACGACATCAAGGCGTCGAAGTACGGGCCTGAGGCCCGCCGCATGTGGCAGCGCTTCGGCACCGACGTCATGCGCGCCGAGGAGGACGACTACTGGATCAAGGCGGCTTGGCGGGACCTGTATAAGTTGCCCAACGATGCCCGAGTCGTCTTCACCGATTGCCGGTTCCCGAACGAGGCTGAGTTCATTTACGAGCTGAACGACCCGGTCACCGTCGCTTCCGTCTGGAAGGTCACCCGTCCCGGCGTCGAGCTGGGCGAGAACCCTCACGTCTCGGAGACCTGGGTCGGCCGGATGGGCGAGGAGTTCCAGGTCTGCAACGACGGCACGCTCGAAGAGCTGGCCGAGCCGGTGGCCATCGGCGTCGACTACCTGACCGGCAAGCTGGAGTACCCCGACACATTCCGGGAGCCGTGGAAGCTGCTCGGCTTCACTGAGGGAGTGAAGATCGTTGAGTGATCTCGCCACTGCACTGGGGGCGCCCCGCGGGCGCCACAACCCCGTCGAGGCGGCCTACGACGGCATGAACGAGGCCGACCGGAAGACCTTCCAGGTCATCATTCTGGAGCCGGAGACCTACACCCACGCGCAGGTCGCTGAAGCCATGCGCGACATCGGATATGACGTGGACCGCAAGCAGGTCCAGGCCTATAGGGAGCGGCTGAAGCTCGGGAAGGTGGAGCTGTGAAGTACGGAGTTGTCGACGATAAGGGCGACCTTCACTACGGACTCAGCCAGGGGGACGCAGAGAACCTCGCATCCCAGACCGGCTGGGCGCTGGTTCTGATCCTGCCCGCCGAGGACATGCCGGAGCTGACCTACACCGTGAGCTACTACAGCGACAGCGGTTATGTAACCAAGCACTTCGCCGAGGCCGAGGAGGCAGTGGCCTTCTACGAGCGGGTCGCCAGTGACAGTTGGAAGTCGAGCGCCCGGCTCGTTCAGGCGACCGTTCTCAGGAAGGGAGTGGTTCGATGAGCGACTGGCAGGGATGTAACTGCCCGAACTGCGGATGCCGTAAGCCCACCCTGATGGGCGCAAAGATCCCGGTGCCTCCCCTCGTAAACACCGAGCAGCTGGAGCTGTTCATGGGCCACCACTTCCTGGTCCTGCTGAGCGACATCCACAAGGAGAACCTCAACATCATGACCGGCAAGCTGACCGTCGAGTTCCAGTACGACCCGGTGCATCTGCGGGACGAGATGAAGATCCAGTGGGTTCCTCGTGGCTGACCTGGCATCGGCAGTCCGGCGGGCAACCGCCGGCAAGCCAGCCCACAACGTCAAGGTGTTGTTCTTCGACATCGAGACCGTGCCCCACGAAGTGTTCGTGTGGGGGCTGTGGGGACAGAACGTAGCCATCAGCCAGATCATCCAGCCAGGCAGGGTCTTCGCCTTCGCCGCCAAGTGGCTGGGCAACAAGGAAGTCCTGTTCCACTCCGACTACCACGACGGTCACGAGGAGATGGTGCTGGCAGCCCACCGGCTGCTCAGCGAGGCCGACATCGTCGTCACCTACAACGGGATCTCCTTCGACATCCCGCACATGCAGACCGAGTTCCTGATTGCCGGCCTGGCACCGCCGCGGCCCTACAAGCAGATCGACCTGCTGCGGGTCGTGCGGAAGCAGTTCAAGTTCGCCTCGAACAAGCTGGACTTCGTCTCCCAGCAGCTCGGCCTTGGGAAGAAGACCTCGCACGAGGGCTTCGACCTCTGGGTCAAGTGCATGGAGATGGACCCGAAGGCCTGGGCAAAGATGAAGACCTACGCCTGCCAGGACGTCCGGCTCACCGAGAAGAACTACCACTACCTGCTCCCGTGGCTGACCAACGTCCCCCACATCGGGCAGATGGACGGAGCCGACGGCTCCTCCTGCTGGGCCTGTGGTGGAACCAAGCTCCGGCGGGACGGCACGGCCCACGCCTTCGTGACCAGCTACCGGCTGTACCAGTGCCTGAAGTGCGGGGCCTGGGTGCGCGGCACCGGCCGCCTGCAGACGACAGTCACCACCCGACAGGTGGCGATCAACAAGTGATGGCTCTCAAAGAGGGCGAGTGGAAGATTGAAGGGTTGGAAGTGACCGCACCGCTGGACAGCAGCCGCTATCTGGAACTGGAGCCGCTCGTCCTGAACATTGCCGGCAAAGAATGGAAGAACTCGGCGATCTTCGAGATCGACGACGTCGCCCAGGCGATCTGGCTGCACATGATGGAGCACTGGTCCGAGTACGAGAATGCCGACAAGGGCCTGGTCATTTACATGGCCCAGCGGGCCGCCAGGAAGTTCTGCGAAAAGCAGCGCATCGACCACATGTATGCGACGGGCGGCTTCATCTACACCAACGGCATGGTCCGCCGGTACATGGAGGAGGTCGTATGGTGTGCGCCGGAGAACAGCATCGACGTGGACGCCAGGGCAGATCTCTCCGAGGCCTACGAGAAGTTGCCCCGCGGCCAGAAGGCCGCGATCTACAAGCGGTACTGCCTGAAGGAACCGCTCACCACCAGCACGGAGCGGACGGCCGAGTCCGACGCCATCACTGCCATCACTCACCGCCTCAACACCGGCCTGCGCCTGCGGGCTGAAGAAGAGCAGTTCTAGCTGCAAACACAAAAAGACCCCCCTCTCATGGTCCGCTACCTGGACGCTTTGAGAGGGGGGTTCTTTTGTTTTCAGGGGATGTGCACTAGCTAGTGCGAGTGATGGGGGCTAGTCCATCTGAGATATAAGTTTGAGCTTGATGACAAACTTTGTCAAATCGCTGTCGATTGGTGTAACTACTCGACCGATTCGGACTTGCCAATAGTGATGCTGACCTGGGGAGTCTTCGGAGCGACCTTCAGACGGGCCAGGAACGATGCCAGCGACATCGCAAAGGACTTGCCAACGAGGAGCGCGACGGCGCTCCAGAACAGCGGCGACGTGAGGTCGCCGGTCTCGAGCAGGACCAGCAGGCCCATGCCGATGGCGACGAGGGCATCGAGGATGAAACCCTGCCACATCGTGCGCCACGCGCGGTCGAGCGCGTCGAGGAACTTGGCATTGCTGGTTACGGCTTCATGGTCAGCCATGACTACACCTTCCGATTCTTGAACATGTTGATGAGCCAGTCGGAGAACTTCCGGAGCACTGCCTCTTCGCTGGGGGTGGGTGCCGGCGGAGTAACCGGCGTGGGGTCCGGAACAGGCGCCGGAGTGATGTCGAGGTCGGCCAGATTTATGTCTGAGCAGTCCGTGGCGGCCTCTGGGACGTCCTTGTGCAGCGTCAAGGACAACTTGTATCCATACTTGACTTTGAGGGCCTCTAAGAGGCCCCTGACGTTTGCCTGGATGCGGAGGGCACGGGCCGTCGGCTTGCCGTCCGAACCCTTTTCCACGATGTAGGGGTCGATCTCGATCCCGACCCAGTCGTTGCCGCCGGGGCCGGCATGGAATGCACGGTCGCTCAGGGACACGACCTGGATGATCCGGGTCTCCGCCACGATGAAGTGCGGGGACTTCGACGTCGAGGTGTAGCAGAACTCGTTGATCGGGCTGGAGATGTCCGGCCGGTTCTCCAGGGAGTTCCACCAGTGGCAGACGGCCTTGGCCGGCTTGGCCGGGAAGTCGGTCCCGTAGTTGTCCCAGTGGGCCGGGATCTTCTCCACGGTGATGCCGTTGATCTTCGTGAAGTCCAGGACGAAGTCGTACTTCGGAGTGACCGGATCTGGAGCAGGGACGGGCGCCGGCTTGGGAGGCGGGGCAGGGGCAGGCTTGGGAGCAGGAGCCGGCTTGGGCGCCGGCTTGGCCGGAGGCTTCATCTCGCCCAGGTACTTCAGGCCATCCACGCTGTTGCCGGCGGAATTGGCCCAGACGTAGTAACCGCTCTTGGTCTTGTACCAGGCATTGTCACCAGTGCCGTAAGGGTCCTCGCCCTTGACATAGCCGACGAGGGCCAGGTTGGCGCCTTTGGCGATTCCTTCCGGATAGCCGGGGGCGGTGGCCGCCCAGGACCACGGGGACACCCGGACCATAGCGACGTCAGAGGTGACCTTACGCAGCGGCTGGCCAGTGTCGGCCAGCGGGGTTACAGAGCTGGCATAGTCGAGACCCATGCCGGAATCTCCCCAGTAGGCCTTGCAGACCGAGGCCGGGTTGGACCGGCCGTAGGTGTTTGAGTGGATGTTGTAGCCGGGGAGGAGCACCTCGAAGTGCAGATGCGGGCCGGTCGTCCACGTTCCGGTGTTGCCGGAGTAGGCGACGATGTCGCCCTGCTTGACGCGGTCCCCGATGTTCAGGTCGGTGCGGGACAGGTGGGCAAGGATGAATGTGGGCTTGGTATCGCCGGCATCAATGGCGAGGCAGATGCCGCCGCCCTCGGTGAGCAGCCAGGGGTTGTTGCCGAGCTTGGCCCAGTTGGCGAAGACCACGACACCGTCGGCCGGCGCACGCAGCGGCGTGCCGACCCTCAGAGCGGCGTCCATGCCGGTGTGGCCACCGGCCGGATTCACGCCGCCAGGGTGGGTTCCGAAGAGCTGGGTGATGTCAGTGCCCTTGGCCCAGGGGTAGATGTAGACCATTGCGGACTTCCTTTTGGGAATGGAAAAGGCCCCTCTAGGGGGCCTCGGGGGTATTGATGCGGGAGGGTCGCCTCATGGGCGGTGGGGGAGGCAGCTGCTGCCAGATGTGGTGTTCCAGGTCAGCGATGTGCTGCAGATCGTCCTCGCGCTGCTGCTCCAGGAAGAGCAGGCGGACTTCGATCTTCTTGTTGTCGGAGCGGAGTTCCTTGACCTCGGCCTGCCAGTAGGTCATCAGGCCAGACCAGTCGGCCGTGGCGGCCTGCTTGTTCGCAGCCTCCGCTGCTGCCAGGGCCGCATCCTTGGTGGCCCGCGCCGTGGCGCGAGCTGCGAGGAGGGTCCAGACCCCACCCCCAGCCATGAGCATGCTGAGGATGGGGAGGACGACCGTGAAGAGGATGTCCATTACGTCAGGTCACCGTCCAGCACCCACGTATCCGTCAGGCGCATGCGCAGCCGGACAGTGGAGTAGCGGGCGCGGGTCGTGAGCGACCGCGGCGTATTGATGGTTACGCCGGAGGCATTGACGAACGTCACCTGGCCGGCACCCGTCTGGCAGACCTCGATGACGTTGCCCTTGGTGAATCCACCGGTGGCAGCCGTGGGGATCGTGACGTTGCAGGCGGTTGAGCTGTTCATCTCCACGACGGCGTCACAGTCGGCTGCTGTCAGCGTGTAGCTGACGGTCTGCACGTTCCAGGGCTTGACGTCGCCCAGGCCCGTGTTGCCACGGACGTAGTTCACCAGCGAGCTGTTCGAGGCGTTGTTGTAGGCCGCGGTGCCCCAGTGGCTGGCAGGGCCGAAGTTGTTCGCCAGGACCGCAGTGTTCTGCGCCGCGGACGTTGCCAGGTTGATGGCGTAGCGGGCCTTGACTGAGTTGCCGCCCTTGTTGTTGAAGGAGTTGCCCACGATGAGCGTGCGGCCGGCTCCAGAGCTGGACGGGCCCGTGATGTGGATCAGGTCGTAGGTATTGGTGACCGTCGACTGGCTGACCGAGGAGAAGCCGTTGCCGGTGATCTGAATGTCGGAGTAGCCGCCGTTGGTGGTGTCGATAACCAGCTGGTGGTCCGACGAGCCCTCGATCTTGCAGTTGACCAGCTTCGAGCGGGTGCCCGAGCCGTTGAACCAGATGTTCTTGGTGGTCGGGCTGTAGAAGTGGCAGCTGGTGATCTGGAAGCTGGCCCCACCGGTGTCCACGAGGTTGACCAAGTTGTTCAGCAACACGCAGTGCGAGAAGTGAACATCGGCGGAGTCTGTGGCCAGCTCCACGCCGTACCCGTTGCAGTTGCCGATGATGAGCTGGCTGAAGGTGGAGTCGTAGGTGTCCCAGGCGGGGGAGGAGTAGCCCATGACCTTCAGGCCCACGCCGGAGCAGCGCCAGATATGGACGCGCTCGATGTGGCCCTGGTTGGAGCGGAACAGAACGCCTGTCACGTCGAAGCCCACGAGGCCACCGTCAACGGTGAGGTCATGGATCTGCACACCCTGGAGGGGGCGGTCGTTGGCCGCCCGCTGGACCTGGATGATCGAGCCGGTGATCGAGCCGGAGGCCTCAATGCGGGAGCCGTTGGAGACCTGCGTTGCGCCGATGCGGTTGCCCACACCATCGCCGAACAGGGTGGTGCCGTCCTTCTCCACGCGGAGGGTGGAGGTCACCTTGTACTTGCCGGCAGGGAAGTAGACCGCACGCCCGCCTTCAGGGACGTCGTCCAGGCAGGCCTGGATGGCCAGGGTGTCGTCCGCGACCCCGTCGCCTGCAGCGCCGTAGTCCTTGACGTTCAGCGGCAGCTTGGACTTGGAGACCGACGTGCCGGTGGACCAGTTGCTCGGGGCGAATGTGGACCCGGACGTGTGGCTGGTCAGCGCTCGGACGAGGTCGCCGTCAGGGCTGATGACGTACTGGCCGGAGGTGTAGGCGGTGTCTGCTTCCCAGGAGCCAACGGCGCCGGCGCGGACAATGCCTTCGTCGATGGCCTCGTCGGTAGGGGCGACGGCTGCGGCCTCTGCCGCAACGCGAGAGGCCTCCGCGTCCACCGATGCCACCTCTGCGGCACTCTGGGCTGCGGCAGCTGAGGCTGCCAGGGCGAGCATCTGTGAGTACAGGCCCTGGTAGGAGCTGATGTAGCCGGTGTATCCGTAGCCGACCCACATCACCTGTGGGATGTCGGTCTGGAAGGCCGGGGTGAAGCCCTGCTGGCTGACGGTGACCGGGTTGGCCAGAGGCAGGCCGTTGACGTCGTAAAGGGAGAGCGGAGATGTCAGCCCGACGTCGGCGGGATCGTAGAAGGTAACCTGCCCACCGCGGAGGATGACATCCGGGTTGTTGGGGTCAACCGCAAGGTTGACTTCAAACTGGTAGAGAGTCAAAACCGGAGTCCTTCTAGATGTAGTAAACGAGGTTGACGGTGAAGCGGGCTCCGGTGCTGAGCGTGAACGAGCCATGAATGCCGCGGATCATCATTTCCCCGGTGAATGGGTTGATGAAGAGCCCGACGTCGATGTTGTTGGCCAAGTTGCCGCCGGAGACGTAGCCGGGGAAATACTTGTGCGGCGCGACCCCCCGGGCGGCTGACGGGACCACGACGCCGAAGCTGGCGAAGCTCGTCGGGATGGTGCCGCTGGCGGCCGTGCGGGTGACGGTCATGTCCACGGTGACGCGGCGCTTGGTGCCGACCTGCTCCACCCAGAAGCCGCCATCGAACGAGTAGTAATTGCCACCGTCGATGGGTGCGTAGTATCCGGGGCTGAGTTCGGCCTCCCAGACCGGGATGTCGTTGGCACCCAGAACGTAGCGCCATACGATCTGGCCGATGCGAAGCTCGGCCCCCGGCTTGTTCAGGTAGTTCTTGGCCAGGTCGTCCTTGGCGACCAGGCCGCCGTTGCCGGCCCAGCAGCGCAGGTCCACGATGGCCGTGGGCTGGGTCTGGCCGGCGGTGACCTGCACGAGAGCCAGCGGCTGCTCGTCGATAACGCCGGGCCCTACGGCCCGGGTGCCGGGGATCTCCTTGGAGGTGGTGCCGTTGACCTTGGCGATGGTGGACAGGCCGCCGGCGCCGGTCCAGTTGCGGCGCATGACGATCAGGTCCCAGCGGGACCCGGAGCTGACGGTGTCGAGCTGGATGGTGATGTTGGCGGTGATCTCGTCGAAGATGCCGTGGCCCCAGCCCTTGCCGGCGGCAATGGAGACGGTGCGGTCGGCCCCCGTGACAGCGGTGACCTTCCAGTCGTTGACGTCGACCACGCCGTAGTCGCTGGAGCCGATCTTCTTGATCATGTCGGCCCACTGCGTCTCGTTGATGACGCCGTCGTAGCCAACAGAAATGGTGGCCATTACTTACTCACTTTCAGGTCGCTGATCGACTTCTTGAGTCGAGCCAGGAAGTTTGCGATTGCTCGATCCGGGTTGTCGCGGATCTCGCCGACGAGGGGGGTGACTTCGACGCCGTTGTCGCGGGTGAGCGACATGGTCACTTCGCGCAGCACGTCGGTGCGGGTGACCCCACCGATGCTGACGGTGACCATTGCCCCGACCACGAGGCCGTTCTTGCCGTACTGGAAGGTCTCGGTCTCGGAGAGCTTCACGGTGAAGCCGGACTTGGGCTTGCCCTCGGTGAGGGTTTCCTGGGCGCGGGAGGTGAGCACCGTCGTGGTGTCTGCGTCCCGGGCATCCCGGAAGATCTCGATGACGTCGTTGTGGTCCGTCTCCAGGGCGGTGTCGACGACAGACCGGAACACGCGGGCCGTGCCCTCACCCTGGCCGCCGGCGATCACGCGGGTGGCGGTCGGGTCCTCTGAGGACCACGACCAGTTCTGCAGGGCACCGCTCTCTTCGGTCAGGACGAACCCGAAGTCCTGGGGCTCGTAGACATCCACGAGGATGCTGGAGCCCTCCTGTTCGAAGGTGACCCCGAGGCCTGCCTGCTCGATGGCGGGGAAGAGCTTCTCGTAGAGGGTGTGGAATCGGAAGGAGACGCCGTCGGGGACGGTGGCTCCGCGGTTCTGGTTGGAGGCCACGGTGACGTCCATGCCCAGGCGGTTGACGATGTTGGCCGACACGACGTTCTTGAAGATCGTCTCGGCGTTGCCGGTGTACTTGGCGTACTCGGCGCCGCTCTGCGAGGTGATGGCCGACGTCGGGACCGGCCAGCCGGTCACCTGGTGGAGGAGCCTGAAGTCGCCCTTGACGAACAGCGTCAGGATGCTGGACACCTCAGGGCCTTCGCCCTGGGAGAGGTGGATCTTCCCGGACATCAGGAACATGCCGTCCTTGCGGATGACCATCCGGCAGCCGGGGGTTGTCAGGGTAGTGGCGTGCTTGTGGTTGGCGTCGATCATGACCATCGCCGTACTGGTCTCGTTGAACCGGGGCGTGACGGTCAGAGCGATCGGGTTTCCAATGAAACCCTTGAACACGAAGTTCTTGTCGTAGATCTCGAGTGTGAACGGGTTCTCCACGTCACCACGCCCTCAGGTAGAGGGGCGTGAGCACGAGTGCGATCTTGCCGGCGCCCACGAGGGAGGACGTGATGTCCGTGATGCCGTCCGCGGGGATCGGGGCGAAGTCCGGGGACGCGCCCAGGTCCATCGTCCGGTCAACCGGGTTCGACAGGACCCGGGTCCCCAGCTCCGCATTGCCCGTGTAGTCGTAGAGCGTGGCGGACTGCTGGGATGGGTCCGTGTCGATGATCAGGACTTCTCCGGTGGCGACACTGAACGGGATGACGATGTTCCGCCCGTCCACGCCCACCTCGCCGTTGGTGACCGGGCCGATGACTTCCCACTTGGGGTAGGCCGGCGCATCGCCGGGGTTGGGCATCTCGGCGGTGTCCAGGGTGGTGGACGGGGAGATGGTCAGGCCCGAGCTGCTGGCAGAGAAGAAGTTCACCGGCTGGCCGGCGGCCCACTCACGACGGATCTCCTTGCCGCGCCAGAACGGGTTGTCTGCCGCCAGGGTGATGCCGTAGGTGGTCCAGCCGACCATGATCGGGTCGATGTTGAAGGCCTGCTGGCCGTCGTCCACGAACCTCACGTCGAGGTAGCGTTCCTCGCCCGAGGGCTGGATCACGGTCCAGGTGCCGGTCTTCTCCGGGCGCATGGTGCGCCAGAAGGCGCGGTCCCGGCGGACCCAGTCAATGCTGTTGGTGTCGCAGAAGATCTGCAGAGGCCAGAAGGCCTCGCGTGCTTCCACGTTGTGGCCCCGCCAGCGAGAGCCGGCGACCGATGCGTAGTTGGTGGTGTAGTGGGTGATCTCGGGCATGGAGAGCCCCCGCACGCCGGGGAGCATGACTGCTCCCTCGGCGGCGTTGGTGAGATCCCATTCCGAACCGTCCCAGCCGGTCCACTTCATCTGCATGCCCACCCAGGTGGTGTCCGGGGCAGGCGGGACGTAGGGCGCTGCGAAAATCAGCGGCACTGCCTATGCTCCGTTCAGTGAAATCCCGGCGACTGCGAGTGCGTCCTGCTGGGAGGTGCGAATCTTCTTCACGGCGGCATCTGCGTCCGTCGTGACGAGCGTTCCGATGTGGACGCTCGCGGTGTTGTTGGTGGTGGGTGAGGTCCGGCCGTAGCCGCCGCCATTGCCGTACTGCTGCATGTTGCGGTTGAGGCTGTAGCCGAACATCCGGGCGACCTCGGTGAGGATGGCCAGGGAGCGGGGCCGCTTGGAGGCGGCCAGCGGGATGTAGGCCTCTCCGCCGGTCTCCGGCTCGGCGAAGACCCGGACGTTGGACGACGCCGGGAAGATCGAGGCGATGTGCTTCTCGATGCCACCGTTGGCGAAGAACTTGATCCGCTCTGCGTCGAAGCCGGCGATGCCGCGGCCGAAGCCGTCCAGGATGGAACCGTTGCGGGAGCCGCCACCGCGGACGCGGTTGGCCATAGCCGAGTCCCGGCCAGCGTCGGAGTAGGTCACATTGATCACTGCCGTGCGCGGGCGCGAGGCCTGGATCAGTGCATACTCGACCGCCGCCAGCGAACCGTGGTTCAGGATCGCGGAGATGGTCGCCTGGTGGCTGGCGTTGGTCAGCCGACCGATGCTCAGGATGGCGTCCTGCACACCGGGGCCGGCGTTGTTGAAGGCCTCGAGGATTGCCGTGTAGTCCCGACGCTTGAAGGCGTCACCGGCGCCCACCGCCTGTGCGATGGACTGCAGTGCCGGAAGGGGGAGTGCCTTCAGCTGGGCCTCGTAGTGGCCTACCGCGTACTGCCGGATGTATTCCTTGACCTGATCGGTCGTGACCTTGGCGGGGTCCGGGTTGGCCAGCAGCCAAGCCATGAACTCCTTGCCGTTGAACTCGATCCCGAGCCGGTTGGCCTCAGCCTGGCCGGCGAGGAAGTTGTCCGTGTTGGCGGAGAAGGTCGCTTCCAGCTCCCATTCGGAACCGAAGAAGGCGCCCCACTGGGTCTTCAGCTGCTCGACCGTGAGGCCGGAAGCTGCAGCGATCGCCTTCAGGTCAGCGTCACCGGACTTGACCACCGCAGTGGCCTTGTCGGCCGCGGCCTGCGCGGTCTCGCCGTTCTTGATGGCTGCGTCGTAGGTCGCCTGGGCCTGGATCTTCACGTTGTCGGCGGCCTCGGCCATGATCTTGAAGAGATCCCGGCCAGCCTTGGACTGCTCGTTGATCAGGCCGTTGGAGTTGAACAGGGTCTTGCGGGAGGCCTCAATGGCACCCGCGATGGCCTTGGCGTTCTCGACTGCGATCTCGAGTGAATCCAGTCGGGCGATCTTGGATTCCTGCTCGCTCAGACCGTTGTTGTTCAGCAGCTCCAGGGAGCGGTTGATGGCGTCGATCTTGCCGGCAGCATCCAGGGAGCGGTCGCCGATCGTCTGCACGATCGCGGCCACCTCGCGGCTCTTGTCGATGCTCGTGCCGAGTGCCTGGGCGTAGAGGCCCTGCTGCAGCTGCGCCAGCTCGAAGGCCTTGCGCTGCTCGTGCATCTTGCTCGTCAGGTTCTCGATGTCCTGGGTGCGGATGGCACCCTCGCCCTCGAAGAGACCGGGGTCGAGCTTCAGGGACTTGATGGCCTCAGCGGTCTGCTTGATCGCGTCGATCTTGGCCTGGGGCAGGATGTCCGAACCGGGTCCGCCGATGGAGTCCAGCACCTTGGGCAGCGAGCCGTCGCGCATGAACTTGACGACCTCTTCGAGGTTGCCTGCCTGGCCGATCTTTTCCAGGGAGCCAACGAAGGAATCGAAGGCGCCACGGCTGCCGGTGATGATCTGGGCGGCCTGGGAGATATTGATCCCAAGCTTGTCCAGCGTCTCGTTGCCGGCGCGGGCGTTCAGCATGACGCCGCGCCAGAAGTTGGCCCAGGCGTCACCAGCCTTGTCGATCTCGGAGATCTTGCCGGCGATGGTCTGCAGCGTCTCGCCCGTGGCCTTGCCGGTTACCTTGTCCAGGGAAGCCCGCAGCTCGTCGATGCTGGCCGCAGCGTCCGCTGCGTTCCCGCCGATGGTGGCCAGGACGACGCCGAGTCCACCGAGGATGAGGCCGGGGATGCCGCCGATCAGGGCCAGGGATGCGTTGATCCTGCCCACCGCGCCCGCCACGCCACCGACCACTGCGCCGAGCTTGCCGGTGATCCCGGAGGGGTTGAAGCGGCCCACCGCGGCGTTGCCACGGCTGATGCCGCCCGACATGATCGTGCCGAAGCGGTTCATCTGGCGGACGGACCCGTCCGACATGATGACCAGCTGCTTGTTGACGTTGTTGACCGCGCGGCCGGTGCCGTCGATCGCCGTCGCTACGGCTGCAGTTCCCTTGACCGAAGTGGTCGTGAGATTGGTCCACAGACGGCTCAGGGCGCTCGTAAACGACCCGAACTGGTTGCGGAGCAGGAGGAATGCCCCGAAGGTCACGACAACGTCCCTGATGGGCCCCGGAAGGTTGTTCAGGACCTCCAGGAAGTTGTTCAGACCCTCGGCCAGGAACAGGATCGGCCCCCGGGCAAAGCCCAGGAGATTGTCCGTCAGGTTCAGCAGAGTGGGAGCGAACTCAGCGAGGTTGTCGGCCACGCTCTCGAGCGCATCGTCGAGGATGCGAAATGCGGTGTTGAAGACCTGGCCCAGGCCGGGGAAGACCGCGCCGGATACCTCGCCGACGTTGCCGATCATGTCGCCCAGGCGTTCGAAGGCCGGGGTCATGATCTTGACCATGTCCGACATCCCGCGGAGGGAAGTCAGGAGGCCCTGCTGGAAGTTGAAGTTGCCGATGGTGCGGGATACGCCGGAGAGGACTTCGCCGCCGAACTTGCCGAGCAGCGTGAGCAGCTGGCCCGTCCAGAAGGCGGAGTCAGCGAACGAGCCCGCCAGATCCTTGACGCCCTTGTTCAGCTCCGTAGCGCCCTGCCGGGCGCCGAAGAAGATCGAGCCCATCTTGGTCTGGAAGGGTTCCGCCAGCATGACCTCGGCGATGTGTTCCATACTGCGGCGGAAGTCATCCAGGCCGTTGGAGCCGATCAGGCCCGCGGCGCGGGAGATGGCCTTGAACTGGTCTGCGATGGCCTTGCCCGCGAAGAACATGTCCTTCAGGGAGTTCACGCCGTCTTCGATCCAGGCGTTGATGTTGCCGAGCCTGTCCGACTCGACGATCCAGTCGTGGAACTGGTTGGTCACGTCGAGCAGGGCCCTGCCGAAGCGGGGGAGGAACTCCGAGCCCCGGAGGCCCAGGATGTTCAGGGCGTCGATCAGCGGCTTTGCAGCCTTGGCGAGTTCGGCGAAGAACTGCTCCAGGTTGTTGAACATGGTCTGGAGGGAGCCGCTTATGGCGGCCTCGTCGAAGGCGGCGGCCACTCCGGCGCCGAACCGGCCCATGTCGTCCGCGATCTGGACCAGGCCCTTCCGCAGGATGGGGACGGTGCGGTCAACGAAGTCCCTGACCGAGTCGCCCATGCCTTCCCAGAAGGCCTGCTGGACAGGCCTCTGCATGGATTCCCAGACTCCGTCGAGGGACTTGACTGCGTCCCTGGCTGCCGGGGGAAGCTTCTCCAGCGCCTTCTTGTCGCCGTCGAGGGCCTTCTTCATGTTGTCGAAGGCCATGATGGTGACCACCGTGGCCGCTGCAATGCTGGCCAGCGCTGTGGGGGCTGTGGCAAGGAGGCCGACGACCTCGAACATGCCGTCACCGACGGCAAATGCCTGGGTGGTCAGGTAGATCAGGGAGTCAGCGATGCCGCCGATGGCGGAGCCCCAGCCGGCAGCCTTCAGGGAGATGGTGTCGAACTTGGTAATGAGGTTCTCGAGCCCGCGGCCGGCGGCCTGCAGCGTGTTCACGCCTGCCAGCGAGCGCAGGATGCCCTCGGCGATCAGGACCGACTTCTGGTCCACGACCACATGGAATGGCACGCGCCGCGCGCGGGAGGCGAACTGCAGCTGGCGCGCAACCAGCTCCAGGCCCGTCGTGTGGACGGGCAGCTCTACCTTGCGCTCCTCCTTGACCTCATCGTCGATCATCTCGTTGATGCGGTTCAGCTCGGAGCGGATGGCTTCCTCGTTGAACCCAACGGTGAGTGTCTTGGACCGAAGCTCGGCCAGCATCTCCTGTAGGCGGTCGCGGGTGGCCTTCAGTGAAGCCTGGTCGTCGTAGTCGACCTTCAGCTCTACGGGGGTCTCGGCGAGTTCCTTCTCGAGCCGCTTGCGGGCGGCGAGCAGTGAAGCCTCGTCGAGTTCGATCTCGAAAGTCTGGGACCGGATCTCCTTCAGCTGGTCGTCGACCTTGTCGATGGCCTTCTGCAGTGATGCACGGTCGCTGGTGTAAGTGATGTCGACGGTGGCCCGGGAGAGGGCCGACAGGCGCTCCAGCATGTCCGCCTCGAGGGCGTCCAGCGAGTCGTCGTCGATGTCGAAGGAGATCTCCTGCTCGATCTTCTCGCGGCGCAGAGCCGCGATCTTGTCGAGGACCGCCTTGTAGCCCTTCTCGTCCGGGACGAAGGTCATCTCGACCTGAGCGTCCGCGGCCATCTCGTCGAGCTTGGCCTGGGCCTTGGCGATGCCTTCATCGTCGAAGGTGACCTTGATGACCTCGTCGGCCAGGCCCTTGAGCGCTGAATCCAGCTGCTTCTGGGCCCGGCGGACGGAGTCGTGATCCAGGCCGACCTTGAGGGTCATGCCCTTCTTTTCGATGGCTTCCTTGGCGCGATCTACGTCGCGCTCCGCCTCTGCAGTCTCGGCCTTGAGCTTGACCTTGACCTCAGCATCCAGGCCGGCAAGCGCCTTCTTGACCTGGCGCTGGGTCTCGCCGCGGAAGCCCTTGGCATCCGGGCGAACCTTGATGGCAACGGCGCCAACAAGCTTGATGTCAGCCAACGGGGAACCCCATCTTTCTGAAGAAGTCGAAGTTGTCTTTGAACTCCTGCTCCGCCGGCTTCTTTTTGTCGGTCTTGCGCCAGGAGGCGGGGCCGATCGTTTCCATGTCGGGCGGGCCGTCCTCGCCCCAATGGCCGGACACGGCGGTGTTCAGGTTGATCGCATTGATCGCCATCGCCTTCAGGCGACGGTCCAGGGTCCAAACCCTGTGATCCAGCAGCGCTTCGGTGCGTGGATCGAGTTCCTTCTGGGAGTCCTCTTCGTCTTCTTCGCGGTCTACAGCGATCGCGGCGTAGTAGCGGGAACCCTCGGGGAGATTGCGCAGCATGGCGAGAATGAGGGGGATAGAGGAAAAGACCTCGCCAGCAATGAAACTGACGAGGTCGAATCCCCAGAACTCTTTGAGATCTAGGTAGATCTCCTCGCCGTACTCGTCGATCAGCTCTCCGAGGGCGAGGCTTCCCCCGGGTTAGTCACCTCGGAGTATTCGTTGAAGAGGAACAGCCACATGCCGAGGTCGTCCTTGCCGGCCCACTTCACGAGGGCGGCGAAGTCGCCCCGGGTGCGCTCGGCGGCCTTCATGGCCTCGGACAGGACCTTGATCATCAGCTCGGCCTGATCCATGTCGTGTTCCTCAGGAAGCGCGTCGACCTGAGCCTTCAGGTCCAATGCATCACGCACTGCCTTGCGCTTCGCCTTGGGCAGTCGGAGGACGGGATGGAAGCCCAGGATCTTGCCGTCTTCCATCTCGATTTCAAAGTCTGGGTACTTGGCTTCTGCGCCCTTGCGCAGGTCATCAAGCTTGATTGCGGACATTTTGCGGACTCCTTGGTAAGGAAAAATGCGGACTGATCAGAGAGGGCCTGTAGGGGCCGGGGTCCGCACCCGACCCCCACAGGGGCTTAGTTGCTACGGCGCGGCGATGGTGACGGTGGGCACCGTGGTGTAGCCCGAGCCGCCATTGGTCACGTTGACCGCCGACACGACGCCGTCGGTCACCACTGCGGTCGCAGCGGCGCCCGTGCCGCCACCACCGGTGAAGGTGACTGCGGGGACGGAGGTGTAGCCGGAACCACCGGACACGACGGTGACCGCGGTCACGACGTTGCCTGCAGTGGTTGCGGTGGCGGTTGCCTGGGAGAGGATGACGGCCGGCGGAATCCATTCGAAGGGCCAGTCGTTGGAGCCGTAGTTGAGCGGAGTAACCTTCAGCGACAGCTGGGCCAGGTTCTCGGTATCCGCGACGGACAGGTCGTCAGAGCGGAGGATGGAGACCTTGGGCGCGTAGATGCCTGCCGTGGTCTGGCCGTCGTAGAAGACGACGAGCCAGGCAACCTCGGTGGGAACCGGGTTGGACGGGACGCGCACGTTGCCGCTCACGATGGCTGCGTTCGAGCCGTAGTAGAGCTTCAATCCCGCAGTATCGAACTGAAGCAGGTTCATGACGAAGGCTTCAGTACGGGCAGCGACCGTCTGGCGAAGGGTCTTGTTCTGGAGCGAGCGGAGGGTGGTGGTTTCGCCACCTTCCGAGCTGGCGGACAGGATGTCCTGGATGGAGGTGTGGCCCATTTCGGTCCAGGCACCACCCGGGTTGCGAAGGTCTGTCGGCAGGACGGTGCCGACAGGAGCCGTGTAGAAGTGGCCGGTTCCGACCTTCAGCACAGCTGTGTTGTCGATAGTCATTTTTCTCCTCGGGGCGACGGCCCCAACAGAAAGGCCCCTGGGCTATGCCGGGGGCCTGAAGCGGTTTGTGATCGTGCTCTGTGCTGGAGGGCGGATGAGCAGCCTGAAGATGGCCTCGTAACGGATGGCCCCCTTGGGGAGCGATGCGTACTGGACCACGGAGGTCGAGGTCTGCCAGTCGGAGACCTTGGCTGGGTGGGTGGATGCCTCCATGACGGCGATGGAACCGCCGCCAGGGAACGACAGCTGGCGCTGGTGCGCCTGCCGGATCGCATACCGGCACATCTCCTGCAGCTCCTCGCCTTCCTCGTCGGCGTCGACGCCTGAGGTGACGGTGGAGACCATCATGATGACGGGCTGCATGAACCTGTCGTCCTTGGAGTGCAGTGCCAGGGTGCCGGACCTGCGGTCGCGGCGGGCCACGATGGCCGGCGTCTGCATGTGCTCGGAGAACGTGGTGTAGACGTGGACGTCCATGCCTGCGAAGAAGTTCTCGAACAGCTGCCGCATCAGTTCGTCAGCTGAGCCGAAGACCGGAGTATTGTCGTGGGTCATCGGGACCCCCGATACCTGCTGGCCGCCCGGCCCATGACCTGCCCCAGGATGTGGAGCCCGTCATGGTGGATGGGCTTGGCGAGCTTCTTTCCAAAGACGTGCGTCTGGGTCCAGCCGAACTCGATGGACATCGCAGAGCGATCGCCTCGGTTCTTTCCAGCCTTGCCCTCTCCGCCCGGGTCCTCATCTTCGAGGTAGATGTAGGTGTCGAGCTTGCGCGGAGGCGCTCCCTCGACCCGGATGCGGGCCTTGCCCGTCTTGTGGTGGGCCAGCAGGAGCATCTCTGCTTCCCGGCCCATCTGCTCGCCCTTGTTCCGGACGGCATCCCTGACGGGATCAAGATGGGAGACGATGTCCTCGACGGAACCCTTGCCCCGTTCGGGGCCGTACCATTCGATGTCGCCGACGGCCATCATTCCCCCAACTTGTTTCGGGATCGGAGGATGAACTCGACGTGGCGGGTCGCCTTGGACAGTCCGGGCGTGAACCGCGGCGGGGCCGCGAGGTCCCACTCTTCGCCTCGGTAGACGATGCGGGCCCAGGAGCCCACGGGGGCATCTCGGGTGATGCAGCGAACGGTCTTGATGGACACCTGGCCGGGGACCTCAGCGTCACCCTGCCGCTGCGCGGAAGTGGTGACCTTGACCTCTACGGGCACGTCCGAGGGAACCCGGATCTCGTCCCCGCGGGAGTTCACGGTGAGCACCTCGGGGTAGACGAGGATGGTTTCCCTGCCTGCATCGAGCAGGCGCGAGCGGGCCATTAGAAGTACCCAAGCGGGAACGGCTTGTTCCCGCCCCAGTCGACCGGGGCATAGCCCCTGTCCTCGGCGCAGCGCCGGGAGCGGGGGATAGGCGCATCGCTGTTGGCCAGGCCCACGGTCTTGACGTTGCCCTGCCGGCCCAGGAGCCGGCACTCGGCCTTCTCGGTCCTCGTCAGGTCAGCGCCAGACGAGTACGCTTCGGAGCGGTTGAAGGTGACCATGTCACCGCGCTCCATGTCGTAACCGGTCGGGTTCAGGAACCCCCGCGCCGCGGCGGCCACCACAATGGTGACCGCGCGCGGGTGAGCGGTAGTGAGGGTCCACTCGGGCTGCTGAGCATAGAGCTTGACCTGCTCGGATGCCTCCGCGATGACGGACTCGGCCAGCGCAACATCGTCCGGCTCGGTTATAGGCTCGCCAATGCGAGCCGCAACCATAGCGACTGTGGCAAGAAGTGCTGGCACGGGTTACTCCTACGGGGCTGCGACGGTGACGGTCGGATCGGACGTGTAGCCCGTGCCGGCCGCGGTAACGGAGATCGCGGTGACCTGGCCGTTGGCGATGGTGGCAACAGCAGTTGCACCAGTGCCGCCGCCACCGGAGATGGTGACCGTCGGGGTGCTGGTGTAGCCGAAGCCCTGAGCCGTAACGGCGATGGAGCCGACGGTGGAGCCGGAGCGAGTAGCGACAGCCTTAGCCGTAGCCTTGGCGCCGGGGTAGTTGCCACCCAGCGGGAAGGGCTCGCCCAGAACCTCGGCAGCCGTGATGGTCTGCAGGTTGTAGGCCTTGGCCAGGAAGGAGCTGGCGGAGCCGCCGGGGGTGTCGGTGGAGCCGTCACCCGGCTTCTTCTCCACGAGGGAGGTGCTGGACTTCAGCGCCATGCGGATGCCGCGGACGAAGTATTCGTCGGTGGACACGATCTCGCGGCTGGAGCCGTCGAAGACAGCCAGGCGGTCCTTGACGTAGGAGTAGCCGGCGTAGGTATCGAAGACCGAGCGATCCGTCAGGTAGGCGGTGTCGTAGTCCATCAACCAGCGCAGGGCCCAGCCGCCGGCGGATGCCGTAGCGCCGAAGGGCACGGAACGCGGGATGCGGGGAACGCCGGTGAAGACCAGGAAGCCGCTGGAGGCGTAGAGGAAGGCCTCGTCGGCAGGGATCTGGGTGCTGGACACGAAGGTCACGCCCGCGATCTTGCCGAGGGTAGCGGTGGTCAGGGCGTTGTCGCCGGTGCCCTGGTCCTTCAGGAAGCGGTTGGACTTGAGGATCTGCTCTTCGAAGTCCACGCCGCAGACAGCGAACAGGCTGTCGTTCGGGGTGCGCATCAGGCGGAGGGCCTTCTTCGCTTCCACGACGGCGTTGTAGAAGACGTCCTGGTTGGCGTCCTTCGCAGCGGTGAGGCCTGCGGAGTCATCCTTGACGAGGATCACGCGCTCGTAGGGCGCGTTGAGGATCTGGTTGAGCACGCCGTGCTCGAGGTAGGACGAAAGGGAGTTCGTCTGAGCCTCGATGAGGTCGCCCCAGCCGTCCTGGAAATCCCAGTCGAGCTGTTCGTCGGTCATCTTGATGGCCGAGTAAGGACGATCAGCAGCGATGGTCACGGTCACGACCGTTTCCTGGTACTGATCAGTGATGATGGGCTGCGAGCGATCGTTGCGCGCGGTGTAGGTGCGCACAGGGACGGTGCCCTTGACGCGCTGGGAGATGGTGTCTCCGGACGACTTGAAGAAGGTCGTCATGTCGGAGCGCTTGGTGACCGTGTGGGAGATCACCAGCTGGTCCCGAAGAGCGGAGACGGCGCCCTCAGCGAGGACCTCCGGCTTCACCTTCAGGTGCGGGGTGTAAGTCATTTCCTATCCCTTTCAGGGCATGAAAAAAGCGCCCTTAGGCGCTTGAGGGGGGTGTAGATTAGCGGCGGTTCTTCTTGTGCTTTTCCCACTCGTCGTGACCGCTGACTGCAGCGGGCGGATCGTTGGGCTTCTGGCCGCCACGGGGGCCGAGCTGGGTGATGACGACCGGGTCGTCCTCGTCGTCGTCCTTCTTCTTGCCGGTGAGCTTGGCCGCCTGGGCCTTCATTTCCTCTTCGGTCTTGCCGGTCAGGAACTCCAGGAGTTCATCCGGCAGCTTGGTGTCACGAGCTACGCGCTCGCGGACGAGCTTGGTTTCCAGCTCAGCGATCTTTTCGTCGTATGCAGCGGTGAGCTTCTGCACGTCTTCGGGGGTCTTCGCCTCGGCGAGCTTCTCCGACAGTTCGCGGGCAGCTACCCGCTTGTCGGCCGCCTCCTTGCGTGCGTCCTCCAGTTCCTTACGGACCCAGTTGAATTCCGCGGGGAACTTCTCCCAGGGGTCGGGATTGGTGGAAGGCTTGGTCGCTTCCGGCTCCTGGCCGGGGTTCGTTGCATCAGACATTCATGTCCTCCTGGGACTATTTGGTCTTGCGCGCCCCGTGGGGCGCGTCGGGATTGGCCTTGCGCTGGGCGTAGATCCAGCGGCGCCAGGCCTTGCGTGCTTCATTGCCGGAGTAGCCACGGGTGACTTCCGCCCACTTCTCCTGGAAGTAGCGGTTCAGCTCGGGCAGCTCTGTTTCCCGCGTCCAGCGGACGATGGGGAAGCAGTGGCAGTTGACGTGGAACTTCTCGATCTCTTCGCTAAGTCCGGCCGACTTCTCGTTCCGGTAGACGAATCCACGGGAGGCGAGCATGGCGCAGAAATGGCAGGGATCGGAGCTGGTTCCGCGGGCGACGGACTTGACGAGGCGATCCTTCTGGATCGCGTCGGCGATAACTTCACGTCCACCGTCCATGCCGATGGCATCTACGAGTCCGGACCCGATGGAGCCGGCGGAAGCGTGAATGACCTCGATCTTTCCGATGGCGAGGTCAGGCGTAAGGTCTTCGTCCGTGCGGATGTTCTTGACAGCGTCATCCATGTGGTCCACGGCCTGCTTCCTGAGCACGCTGCGGAAGATGTCCTCGACATCGTCGAGGGTCATCTCGGTGATCCAGTCGAACCGATCCACCTGGATGGACTTGGAGTCGTCAGAACCTTCCACGTCGAGGAGATTCTGAATGAGGGGATCAACCGGAACATCGGCGAGCCTGATCGACCGGGCGTTCTCTTCACCGCGGGAATCCAGTTCCTCTAGGGTGTTCTCGAACCACCGGATGTCCGGGTCGCTGCTTGGAGTTTCGGTTGACGGGAGAGCGGCGACGTCGAGGGCGTTGTTCCGGAAGTTCTCCCGGAGTTCGCCCAGGGTGACGTCGTCGTCGGTGGAGCCTTCCGGCACGCCAAGCGTGCGCCCAGTCTCCAGGGCCCGGCTCAGCTGGTAATAACTGATTGCCAGCCGGCGGGACATCTTGCGGATCGCTGCGATTGCCCGCAGCGAGCGGGTCAGCCATGCGGCTGACGTAGTTGCGGCGTTGAACGAGGAAACCGTGTCCCACTCAACGAGGGACAGGTAGGCCGCGGCGAGGCCGAGCCGAGCCTGAGCTGCCTGGTGCAGCTGCTCTACGGCCAGGACCTCACTTGCCGTTGCCATTTACAACCGGCTTCTTCTGGGCTGCATTGACGTTGGAGCCGCCCTGAGCGGCAGCGGCCTTGGCCTGCTGCAGCCGCGGATCGCGCGCTGCGTCCTCCTCGACCTGGTCCTCGTGCATCTCGTCCCAGTCGTCCAGCATGCCCTTGGTGACGCCCGGAATGAGCGGCCACAGGCCCTTGCGCGGGACCTCGAGCATCTGCGCTGCCTTGCCGAGCGCGTCCATCATGACGGCGATCGTCTTGGTGGTCATGTCGCGCCAGCGGACCTCGCCACCGAAGGAGTTGGCCCCCTCGGTGTCGCCCATTGCCAGGGCGCCCGTGCGGAACAGCTCCTCGTGGGACTCGCCCAGGGAAATGTGCAGGGAGTCGATCCAGCGGATGAACTGGGCCTCGGCTGCTGCCCAGGCCTCGGCTGACAGGTTGGCGAGGTTGGATATGGAGGCCAGCGGCGGGAACTGGGAGATCATCGTGAAGTTCCGGGCGGCCTGCTCCTCCTGGCGGAGGTAGCCGTCCAGCGGAGTCTCGTCCAGCTGGCCGAACTTCGTCTGCGGGTCGTCGCTGATGAGCATCTGCGCCTGGGAGACCTCGACGGGCAGTGGGATCGGCTCGTCGTTGGCGTCCAGGATCAGGTCGCCGTTCTCGTCCCGCTTGAAGTTGGGGATGAGGCCGGCGGCGTACCTGACCTTGAAGGCGCCGAAGTCCGCGGTCACATTGGTGGAGAACGTCGCCTGGTTCAGGCGGTCCTGCAGCGGAATGGCCGGCTTGACCACGCCGAGGGTTCGGCCCTCGTCGTCGACGAAGCAGGTATAGCGGATGACCGGGCACTTCTGGAGCTTGTGCTCGAAGGGCTTGCCCTTGACATTGAACTTGCCGTCGATGCTGTAGTCCATCTCCCAGCGGTACTTGTCGTCCCAAAGGACGGCCAGCCCGGGGATGGATTCGTTTCGCGGGTAGCTCATGATGGTCAGCACATGGGACGGGCGAATGTCGTTCACCGGGTCCCGGAAGTAGGCGACGGTGTTCCGCGTGGAGAGGATGTCGAACCGGACGTCCTTCGGGTTCAGGTTGTTCACCACGACGAAGGCGTGCCCGTAGGTGAGGACTGAACGGTAGATGATGGCCTGCCGGCCGTCCATTCGGTTCTTCTGCCAGAGCGTCCACTCGGTGGACGTGTTCTCCGCGGACTGCCTGTCGGACTTCTTCTCCAGCTTGCCGTTGTTCCGCCGGCGGTAGTCGTCGACGAACGACATCTGCGAGGGCAGGTTCACGAGCAGCGGGATCATGTTGGCGATCGAGCGCTTCTGCAGATCCCGGATCTGCTCCGTGGTGTTCCTGGGAGCGTAGGGCAGCAGCTGCTTGCCCTCCAGGTAGTCGTTGCAGAGGTCGTAGTCGGCACGATCGTGCTGAAGTGTCAGCAGCATGTCCTCGACGAGCTTCAGGTCGAAGTCTCCGGGCTTGACCTTCCGGTTGGCCAGGATGTGGTCTTCCTGGCCCATCGCAAAGTCGTGCATGGTAGCCAAAGGCTTCTCCTAAATCAGAACTGGTACAGCTTGCGCGTGTACTCCTTGGGGGGCTTCTTCCCGGACTCGTTGAGCTTCATGAGCGCCATGTAGGCGAGGAAGGCCGCGGTGAAGGCGTCGATCTTCCGCGGGGATTCCCGCGATTCCTTGTCGAAGTAGAGGCCGTAGGTGTTGGTGCGCCGCTTGGCGTTGAGCGCGTGGTTGCGGAGCAGCTTGTCGCCGTTGTGGTTCAGCCGGCCGTCCACGATGGAGCCCACGAAGGCCTCGGTGGTGAGTGAGATGATCTGCTTGTTCGCGCGCATGTCGAAGCCGATGGTCGAGCGCGAGCTGGCCTTTACGAGCAGCTGCTCGCGGTACTGGTCCGACCAGCCGTCGATGTAGCTCTCCCAGTAGGAGACGTCGCCGAAGAACGCGAGCACCTTGTAGGTGCGGAACGCCAGGTGGACCTCGGAGTCGACTTCCCACTCCGGCACATGCCAGTCCTGGGAGGGGTCGGGGTTCTGCCAGATGGCCAGCGGTACGATCAGGTTGTCGGAGATCCGGATCGCCACCAGAGCGGTGGCATCGTCGGTCTTCGAGCCGTCAAAGCCCAGAACGACCTGGTCGCCGGGCTTCAGGTCGCGCTTGTCGCCGAACAGGCCCTTGCGGAGGCAGCCGTCCCACTGACCCACGGTCAGGAGGGAGTCGCCTGAGGAGACGATCTGGTTGAACCACATCCGTCGTTTGGAGGCGACGGTCTTCGAGCCGTCCTGGATCTCCTGGACGATGTCCTCGACATTGAGCCAGGTGGCGTCACCGCGGATGGTCTCCACGATGAACGGCGCCCAGTCCTTGGTGAGCGGGGCGTCCGGGTGGGCCTCCAGGCTGTCGTACAGCCAGCCGGAGTCCTCGGACAGGCCCAGCCAGACCCGTTCCTGCTCTTCGCGGATGGTCTGGGCAACGCTCTCTTCGCCGGGCTCGTAGGCGTTGGTAATGCAGAGCAGCCGACCCTGAACCTTGGTCAGGTTGTCGGTGATCACTCGGTAGAACTTGTGCCCGCCCTGGGAGGGAATCCAGTGGTGGGTCTCATTGGCAATGGCGAAGGTGACACGGCCACCTTCCGCCGAGCGGAAGTTTGCTGACAGCGTCCGCAGCTTCTGCTTGCCGCCGTTCGCGTAGATGATCTCCTTCTGGACATCCATGTTGAACGCGGAGCGGGTGCGCGGCGGGATCAGGCCGGGGAAGACGTCGCGGGTGTTCTCCGTCTGCTGCTCGGACACTGCGGTGACCTGCACATAGGCGTCCGGGTGGGGCCGGCCAACAGGCTGGCCGTCGGGGCCCCAGTGCGAGAACTGGCTCGGGCCGATCAGCTCGACGATGGAGAGCACGGCGGCCAGGGGGTCCTTGCCCCTAGCTACCATCCCTTCATGCGCTGAAGGACGGCCTTGCGGTAACGGAACTTTCCGCGGTGGTCGATGGCGTAGAACCAGAGGATGAACCGGGCCTGCTCAGGCGTGGCCATCCAGGGCCGGCCGTCCGAGAAGGTGAGCCATTCAGCCACCCAACCCAGGACCTCCCAGCCGAGCGTGTACTCGGGGAGCAGCCAGCGGCCGTTCTCGTCCTTCTGCCACGTCGGGCCGATGTAGGTAGGCGGGAAGAGTTCCTTTGCCAAGTCAGCGGAGGGCTCGAGGCCCTCCAGCATTTCAAGCGTGATTGAAGAGATTGTGATCACCCCCTTTGGGGGTGTGTGAAGCGTTGGGCACCTGGCCCCACCCTTTCAGCGGGCAGGTTAGGTCTCCGGGACCCCCAACTGCTCGCGGTACGTTGCCAGCGCAGTCACGGATGCGGGAGTCTCGGGCAGCTTGGGTGCCTCGAGTTCGATCCTCATCCGCCGGCGCTCACCCTCGGTGGTTCCAAGGGCGGTCATGCCCTGCAGGATGGTGGCAAGCATCATCGCCGTCGGGCGCTTGTAGTATTCGGTCATCGCATCGCAGAGGATGCGGGCGTGTTCGTAGTCGGACAGCTCGTAGTAGTCCTTCATCCCCGAGCGGGAGAGGGACTTGTACCAGTCCTTGGCACGCGGGTGCCAGTTCGGGTCCGCCCGGGGAATCCGGAAGGGGACCTTCTCGCCCTTGCTGAGCGAGACACCGCCCTCGTTCTCGGGCTTGTTCCGACGGGTGCGCTCCTCCGAGCGCTTGGGCATAGGGCCATGCGCTCCCATTCAAAATCCCTTGTTCTTGGGGGGCCGCGGGGGCCCCTTGATGATTCCGGGCTGCGGCTCCTCGGGGAGCCGGCCCAGCTTCTTGATGGCCATCTTGGCCTCGTAAGCCTGCTTGCTCGTGCGCTTCAGGTGGTGCTCGGCGCACAGCGAGCGCAGGTTGTTCAGGCTGTGGTCGTCACGGTGGCCGCGGTGGTCGCAGTCAGTAGCCGGCGCCGGGCATCGCTGCCCGTCGTCCATCCATGTGCAGCGGTAACCGTCCCGCTTGAAGCAGGCCTGCCGCAGCCGCTCCCAATCAACAGGGAGCGACTGCTTACGGGTGGAGCCGGCCCAGGCGTTAGGCCGCGGTCTCTTCATCCTTGGGCTTCAGTTCCATGATGAGATCCGGCCGGAAGCCGGACCAGCGCCTGCCATCGTTGCCGAGGACGACGATGGGGGCCTGCAGCAGGCCCTCGTCCTTGAACTTCTCGAGCAGCTCGAGGTCTGCCAGAAGGTCAACCTCCTCGAACTCGATGCCCTCGCGGCGCATGAGACTCTTTGTCATGTCGCACTGGGGGCAGGGCTTCTTGGTGTAGACGGTGACCTTCAACGTGCTCCTAGGTGATGTAGAAATAGCCGCAGTCGATCACCGGGATCTCCTGGGCCGTAGTGACTCGCGCAAAAATGCGGTAGGTGCCGGGCTCCAGGCCCTGGACTATGACGCCGGTGTTGCCGGCCACGATGGCCGCCGGCGTGAACGTCACCGGGCGGCCCCCATCAGGGACCACGGCGAACTCCAGATCGGTGGTGATCAGGAGTCCGTCCCGGGTGACCTTGACGGGCTGGAACTCGACAGACTCCCGCGGATAGGCGTTAGTCAAGCGATCCCTCCCAACGGTTAGGTGTCTGTGATGTGGTGCCCGGCAGCTGGAGCTTGCCGGAGTGGCGACGGCCGAGGAGAGCCCCTACCATTTCGATTGGCGTGGCCTGTGACCCGCCGGTGATCCGCGGGGCGCCGAAGGCTTCCCTTGAAGACAGACCGGTCGGTCCCACCTCGAGCACAATGTGCTCCAGGGCCGGCACGCCGAAGGCTTCCTGGCTCGGGATGCCTGCAGGCGATGCGGTGAGCTTGGGCTGCAGCGTGGGCACGCCCATGCCATAGCTGGGCGGCAGGGTCGCCGGATGGGTGACCACGACCGTGCTCAGGCGGGGTGTGCCAAAGGCCTCTAGCGAGCCGATGCTCGCCGGTGTTGCCGTGCGGTCCCAGGTCATGAACGGGACGCCGAAGGCGCCGGCCGACGGGATGCCCGCGGGGCTCACCGTCTGGTCTGCTCCGCCTTCTGAGATGGTCGGGCTGCCAAAGGCTGCCGCCGTCGCAATGGCGCCGGCCTGGGCTACATGAAGGACTGACTGGATTGTCGGGGAGCCGAAGCCTTCCGAGGAATCCACGCCCGCCGGGGACGTCGTAAGCAGTGCCGAAACGGCCGGAGAGCCGACCGCCTCCGCCGAGGCGATGCCTGGCGGTGTGATCTGGGCACCGAGGGCGACATCCGGAGTGCCGAAGGCCTCCGCAGTGGCAATGCCTACCGGGTTTACCGGCAGCGGGTTGCTGACCGACGGCGAGCCGAAGGCCTCGCCGGATGCAACGCCAGGCGGGAAGGTGTTCAGGTTGCCGCCGATGGTCGGCGATCCCATTGCCTGGGCGCTGGCGATGCCGTCCGGCGACGTTCCGATCGGGATGCTCAGTGCCGGGGCGCCGAGCGCCTGGCCGGTTGCGATGCCTCCCGGGCTGGCCGTGAGCGATGTCGTCACCGCGGGTGACCCAACGGCCTCCGCTCCGACAATGCCGGCGGGGGAGGCTGTCAGTGTTGCCGCTACCGTGGGCGAGCCCAGGGCGCCTACTGAAGCGATCCCCGCGGGGGATGCGGTCAGGGCCGCCGTAGCGCTAGGGGAGCCGAAGGCTCCGGCGGTGGCTATGCCTGTCGGGACCACGGCGAGCGTGGCGGTTACCGTCGGGGCCCCGAAGGCTTCGGCAGTTGCTACCCCCGCCGGGGACGCCGTCAGCGTCGTGGACAGGCTGGGCGTGCCGAAGGCACCCGCTGTCGCAATTCCAGTCGGGGATGCGGTCAGGGTTGCGGTGACGCTCGGAGCACCTATGGCTCCGGCGGTCGCAACGCCTGAGGGGGAGACTGTGAGGGTGGTCGACGCCGTCGGGGTTCCGAAGGCCTCCGCCGAGGCAATGCCTGGGGGGATGATGTCGACCGGGGGGTCAGAGATCGTGATCGACGGCGAGCCGAAGGTCTCGCCCGTGAGGATGGGCTCATGACGGATCTCGCCGGAGTCGGGTGTCGACTGACTAATGACGTCAACCGAGTCGATCGCCCAGGCGCCCTGGTTGCCAGACTCCTGCGAGCCAAGCCATGCGGTGTCGATCTGGGTGGCCGCGTAGAAGTCCGCGGGGGCATCCGATTCATTCAGGTACTCGACGCCGTCGATGAACAGGTGAGGGATGCCGTCCAGGCCCCAGGTGAAGCTGACGTAGACCCAGGTATCGACCGGGAGGGTGTAGCCGGTGGGGATGTACGTGTAGTTGGAACCGCCAGCGGCCTCGACAACCCGGAGCCACACGTTGGCGCCGGCCTGCTGGTTCTGGCGGTAGACGTCAGCCAGTCGCTGCGAGCCGTTGAACAGGCGGGCGAACGGGACGTTCGAGCTGGAGGATGAGCCCTCGGTGGTGACCTTCCACCAGCCGCGGATCGTGGCGGACTGGCTCGGCCCGATGGAGCGGGTGAGGGCAGCCCTGTCGCCAGACGTCGCCGGCACGTTGGACGATGCGCCGAACGGCCCGTCATGGGCCGCTGCTGAGGTGATCGCCGTCGTGCCGTTGCCGGTGATGGACTCGGTCCATCCATCGCGCGTGCCGTCGTCGAAGGTCGAGTAGATCGCGGCCTCTGTGCCGCCGCTCGACGTAGATCCGAAGGCTTCGGCAGAAGCAATGCCCGTGGGGCTGACCGTTACGTTGGAGGGTCCGCCACCACCCTCGGCCTCGTTCAGGGCGAACGAAACGCCCATCGCGCCCGTGGTGTTCTGGGCTGCGTTTACCTCTCGAGTGCCGGTGGCAGTATCCGCCGTGACCACCTGGTAGCCGATGCAGTGGCCGGCGTTGGTCTGGCCCGTCGCCCGGCCGTTGGCCTCGGCAATCGTGGTCATTCCGTCCGAGATGCTGCCGAACGGGGTCAGGTACACGCCGTTAGAGGCGTGCCTGCCCATGAAGGAGCAGACCAGGGTCGTGCTGGATGGCGTAATGGAGGACGCCGTTATGGTGGTGACCCCGGAGGCGTTCTGGTTGACCACCGCTGCGGTGTTGACAAACGTGGTCGCGTCAGCACCGGATACCTTGACGGGCGTAGCTGCGACACGGCCACTCTTAGTGGCGATGTCAGGGTCCGTGTCCCCGGACTGCCATTTGCGGTAGAAGATCGCGTGCGCCCCGGATGTGGAGCCGTTGACCGTGTTCGTGGATGCGAGAATATCCGTCCAGCCGGAAGGGGTCGTGATCCAGCCCGTGGACGCATTCAGGGACACGAAGATGATCGTGTAGTCCCCATCGGTGAGCCCGGAGGGCAGTGTAACCGTCGTGCTCGTCACACTGCCCGTGGACTCTACGGACGTGCCCGCCGTGAATGTGATGGCCACGGCGTCACCGCCCTCCTAGTTAGAGCTTGAAGATTCTGTTTCCGCCGTTGTCCCAGGCGACGGTGATGTCGCCACCGTTAGGCACGGCCGGCAGGTTGGTGCCCGTGTCGATGTAGGCGATGAGGCGCTGCGAGGTTGCAGCGACGTCGCCACCGCCGGTGGCCGCCGAGGACTGGAAGACCAGCAGGTAGTGGTTGCTGGCGTTCGCGGTCACGGACGAGAAGGTCACGTCGCCGGCGTCTGCCACGCCGTTGGTCGCCGTCTGTGAGGTCAGGGCCGAAGAGGTCGCTGCCAGGACGCCGCCTGCGCCGGTCACGTCGGAGACGAACTTGTGCGATGCGACGAAGGTGTAGCCGCGGACGAGGGCGACCTTGATGACGGCGGTGCCGTCCCAACGGATCTCGCCCTTGAGGAAGCCTTCGCGGCCTGGGTCAAAAAGTGCTGATGCCAACGATGGCTCCTATTGGTTGATTAGTTCTCGCCGGATGTCGGCTCTTGCTTGCCGCCGTTCCCGGCGGTGGGTCATGCGCTTGATGGACTTCACTGCCCCCGCGCGCTGCAGGTAGCAGTAGAACTGCCGCCAGCTGGTGTAGGCGTCATCCTCCGCCCAGTGCTTGATCTGCCGGCGGCCCATGCTGGGCTTGGTGGCCATCAGGCCACCCGGATGAAGACCGGGCCGGAGCCGACGTTGGCGGAGAAGGTGACGGTCTGGTTACCGTTCCAGCCACCGTGGACGGCCACGCCGTTCCCGATGTAGACCGCGATGTGGGCCAGGCCCATCCCGCCGTTGGCGTAGTAGATGAGATCGCCAGGCACCGCGGCCGAGGCCGGCACGGTAGTGCCCAGGGAGAGGTAGCCGGCGGGCCAGTCGTGGAAGCTGACGCCGACCGCAGCCAGGGCATTGGTGGCCAGCATCGTGCAGTCCTGCATCCGACCGAGCTGCGCGAGCGCTGCAGCTGCGATCCGGGCTGCCTTGGTGCCGTTGGGCACGGGGGCCGGCGTTGCCACCTTGGGTGGCGCCGGCGCGGGTGCGGGCTTGGGCGCGGGAAGTACGACGACGGGCTTCGGCGCCGGAGCCGGTGCGGGGGCGATGATCTTGGGGGCCGGCGCTACAACCTTCGGGGGAGCGACCGGCTTGGCGACGTCCTTCTTGACGGCGACCTTGGGCTTGGGCTTCGCCTTGACCTCAACCTTGGGGTGAACCAGATCGGCCTTGGGTGCGGTGATGTCCCGGTCATCTGCCGCCAGGATGAGGTGGGAGCCGGTATCCGTGGACTCGGTCTCCTGCTCATGGGCGTTGATGGCTGAGGCGCCTACGGCACCCATTGACCCGATGAAGATCAGGCCCGTAGTTGCAGCAACAGCCCCGGCCTTTTTGGCGGGGCTGCTCTCGTAATGCTCGGCTGCGCGCTCCTCCATGCGCGCCAAGGCCCGCGGACCCAAGACCCTGGACTCAGCCAGGGGAGTGATGTTGCTGGGGCTCGTGAGAGGCTCGGGCGCTCGATGGCGTCCTCGGGCTCTTACTTCAGCTGCGTGTCGACCTTTGGGTGCTGCGCCGTCTGACATTAGACATGCGCCTCCTCGGAATTGGATTTGGCTGGGGGTACTGCCGCGAGTTCCGGGTCAAGGATTCGAACCTCAATAGCCTGATCCAGAATCAGGCGTCCTGCCGTTAGACGAACCCGGAGGGGCGCCGCATTATGGTCGGCTCGGCGCGGGCCAATCCGCGCCCTGCAGGTGCCGGCCGACACAGGGGCCGTGCGCGCGGAAATTGAAAACCGCCCTCTTGGCCCAAATGGGAACCAGAGGAGGACGGTGTGCTTGAGGTTGAGGGGGAGGTTACGAGCCTCCGCCGGATGTGGAGCTTCGTATGCCTGAAGTCATCCGGATCGCGCGTTGTGCCGCTAAGCGTGGATTTTTCCCGGCCGCTAAGCCAGGTCTACTGCGACTGCTCTCAGCATTTGCCATTGAGACTTACGTCCGTCGAGTATCCCTTGCGCGTGCATTAGTCCTAGCAGGCGCCCACCCCACAGGCCCTGCCGGTGCCATCTCTGCCACCCTCTGATGCCGCCGGGGTGCCCCCCATTGGCAACTCTTGCCGGTTGCTACCCTTCCGGGTGCCACCGAAGACTGATGTGATTGCGGTCTTCCCAATCAATATCGGAAGGCCGCCAGCCGGAATGCATCTCCGGCTCGGATGTGAAACTGTGGGCGTGCTCTACGTGAGAGCCCCCAGCGCCCTCACGCATGGGCTCATGCCCCTCCGCCTCGGCCGCCCGCTGCATTGCGGTGGCCTCCAGGAAGAAGCAAATGGCCCGGTAAAGCCTCAATCCCACTCCTCGAAGTACCGGCCGAAGCCGGATGCGTGGCGCCCCTTGTGCTTGGCTGGGCGCCGGCACTCGCGCAGTTCAGGGGGGTACGAAGCTCCGTCTGTCAAATATGGATCTCGGCACGACTCGCTGTACGTGGTGTAGAGCATCTCGGTTTCGATCGAAGCTGTCTCATTGTGGAGCATTGGCTTTTCCCCTTCCTGCTGCACTGGTTCGGCGGGGGAGCGGTACACACCGTTGCGCTCCGCCCGCCTCCCAGGCGGTCGACTGTTTGTCCGGGACAGTCGTGGAACCCTTGGTCTGCCTCTCGGCGGTCCACTGCGCGTAACCCAGCGCGGGAGATAGGTGGCCTCCTTTCAGAGATCTTTGTTCCTATCTAGACCCTGACTGCGAAACCGCCGTACTTCTGGGCCAGCTTGTTGGCGGACTTGAATCCGTCCAGGTCATTCATCGGCTTGCCGACCTTCTTCTCGTCGGCGTATCCCTTGGGATACCGAAGTACCTCGCCGCCGGGCTTGACGACCTTCCAGTTCGTCACATCCCGGCCGTTGAACATTCGTCCCATCTGGCCCCTCCAAAATATAAACTTGACGTTGGATGGAGGCTCTAGGAGTACAGTGAAATCTCCTGGCTAGCCAGCCTCCACCCTCAGTCACATACGATTCCCGCTAGCCCAGGAAGACTGAGGCCCAGCCCCCTCGTGAGAAGGAGGGCTGGGACTAGCGAACAGCAGCTACAACTACTGCTCTGGTAACCCCCGTGACGGCGTATAGGTAGCGAATCTATGCCCGGCGGTTGATCTAAAAGCCCTTTGTCTCGACCGCACTTTCCCCTGGCGGTTCTGGAATCCGATGTCGAAGACTTTCCCTTGCTTCGATCTATCGTTTTCCCTTCAACACAAACTACTATAGCCACTGCCGAACGAAAATCGGCCCGTTTTGGAATGATCCGCCGGCGGGGGTCCGCGTAGCTTCGCGCGACCGCACTCGGTGACGGCGGAAGGGTGACCCACCGCGGTGGCTCAGAACCAGGCAACGCGAAACAGCTCGGAAGGAGGGGGGCTAGCTGTCGCGCGCGTGGGAGCGCGTCCCGCGGTGGGAGTGTATCTGGCCGGAAAAAGCTGAAGCTTTTTCCTTGAACCAGCAAGATTTTCCTGGACCAACCAATGGCCGGAGTGAGGGCGCCCTCCAGGCGCCCGAACGGAGGCCATCCCCTGGACCAGAGATTGTCATTTGCATGGGAAGGGGCTCCTCCAGGGAGCCCCGTTGGTTATTTTCCGCTTCCACCCGAA